TGTGCATGATTTTCAAAATTATTTCTTGTTCAATTCTGTTATAATAGCCTTTTCTCTCTCGCTTAGTTGCCATCGTTCTGCTCGCTCTCGTTCTGCTCGCTCTAAACGCATGGCGGCGTAATCCGAGATGAGGTATCCCGACCCGAATATTGCTTTTTTTTGCAAAAGTTGAGCATCAAGGGCACGAACACGAAGGCTTTCAGATTTTCTGATTTCAAAGTCAATGCCAGCCTTTGAAAGTCGATTGATTTCAGCCGCTGTTGCAACGTTTTTCGGGTATTCATACTTCGGCATTGTTTTAGTTTTCTCTTTTCTGCTAGCATCATTACAGCTTTTTAAAATCTTATAAAGGCGTGGGGCGGTGCGAACCCGAATGTCGCTATCATCAAGATTTGTTACAAACGACGTGCTAACGACTGCCCCATTTTCATATGTTACAGCTACACCAACCGGAATTGCTGTACAGTGTTCTGTCGCTCCTGAAAATAGAGTGAGAGCAGGTGCAAACAAAAAAAATTTTATGTTTCTTTCGATATAAAAGCGTAAAATCTTGCTGAGAATGCTGAATGGCGGATTATCAACTACGATCTTACCTGTATAGTCAAACGTTTCATAATCGCCACCGGGATAGAATGGTCTACAAAAAGCATCACGATTTATGCCATATTCTGTGCAGACCCAATCAGCCACGCCATCGTAAATCAGTGGCGGTGTGTAACAGTCATCAGTGGTTTTTTTGGGCTTAAATTTTTCAACGAATTGCTCGTATGTTTCACCTTTCATTTTGTTCCTTCCTTATATCAAACTTTCAAATTCTTCCTGCCGATTATAATAGACCACATATGCGTCTAGTAGTGCCGCAAGTCCGTCTATTCTCTGCGTTCGGTCAGATTTCTTACACGGCTGAATGTTGCCGTTGACGTCCGTCTTGACAGCCGTATTCAGAAAACACCATTTGTCAATCGGGTTGTTGTCATAAACGATGTTGTGTCGCTGAAATTCAGCTTTCAGATTCTTCATCGGGTCAGACAACGTGATAACGCCCTGGCGCACAGGTACTAAAACGCCCTTGCCGAACTCTTCTTCAAACGCTTTTATCAGCTCGTCCGAAACGTGCCAAGGGTCATAGCCGATAGCCAAAGGATAGATGTCTTCCTTATCTCTCAGTTCCAAAAACCAGTCTAGGATAACACGCTTGTTGACCTTGTTTCCCTCACACGTCCTCAGCAGACCTTGCGATTTCCACAGTTCATACGGCACACTATCTCGTCCACGTCTGTCGCCCTTTTCAGCGTCAGCGTCAAGAACGGCTTGTGGTATCCAGTACATAGATTTTACATACAGCCTATCATCATCAGGCTTTTTGCAGATAGCCTTTGCGGCATTCAGGTCTATATAATCAGCGGCATCAAAACCGCCAATGAAATATCTGAACGGATAATCCACGACAGGTTCTTCATTGTTCAGCTCGTCCCATCTCAGCCAGCCGCTTTCGGTATTCTGTGGAAGATTAAAATCTTTGACCATAACCGTTGCCTTGAAACTAGGATCATCTTTGGCTTTCTGCACCATTTGGCGCAGATAGTCGGTTGATTTTATCGTGCCCAGTCCAGGGTTTGCTTTCAGCCAGCATTCTTCCTTGTCCCATTCGTCAGGACTATCCAACTCATAGATAAACGGCAGAAACCTGTTATTGTTTTCCGTCAGCCGTCCATATAGCAGATTATTTGCATATTCGTATTGGGCGTCAAAGATACCGCCACGAACGAAGCCGTTTGTAGTAATGCAAAATAAAATGGGCTGCTGTCTAGCGCCCATTGCTTGCTTTATCAAATCATATAGATCTCGGTTCTTTATCGCCGCCAATTCGTCGATAACACCGCAGTGGACGTCCAAGCCGTCAAGGCTGTTTGAGTTGCTGGCAAGGGCTTTTATAAATCCCATGTTCAATGGAAAATACAAATCGGCCGCACGTTTGCGAATATGCTTGCTCAGCAGTGGCGATTGTTTTATCATTTTGTAGCAGGCATTGAAACCTAGCTTTGCCTGATCTAGCATTGTGGCAATGTTATATATCTGCGGTGAACCCTCTCCGTCATTGACTAGCATATCATTCTCGACCGCAGCAGTTTCCGTTGTCTTGCCGTTCTTTCGACCTTCGATTATCAGACACTCGTTATACTGACGTAGGTTGTTATCGTCAACAAAACCGAATAATGCCTGCAATCTCGCTTTTTGAAAAAGTTCCAGTTTCAACGGCTGACCTAGTTTTCCAGACGGCTGTTTGCAGAATTTTTCTATAAAATCCGTGTGCCGTGTTGCAATAGCTTCGTCAAAATGAAATTCGTCAGGGCTTGCGAATCTGTTCAGCAGCATTTCCGAAACCTTTTTCATTTTCTCACACGCAACGATATTTCCGTCATAAATGCCGGTAAAATATTTTTCAAATTCCGTCAACGCTTTGCACCGCCTAGAAATTCCAACAGCTCGTCGCCCTCAGATTTTTGCAGGCTGTCAAGGATAATATCCTCAACTGTCTTTGCCATTGCATTGTATTTTCCGATTAACGTTGCATACGCTTTACTTGCAGGGTGCTCTGTCTTGACAGTAAAACCATTGCCGTTTGTTGCTTCGATGATCGCACCCTCTGCTTTTATCTTTTTCTGATACTCGCTCAGCAGATTTTCCATGTACTCCAGCTGATCTAGTAGCTTTATGCCCAGTTCTCTTTTAGCTGGTTCACAGCTATCCACAGCTTTTCGCAACTCGTTCAAATTCTTTTTGATTTTTGCCATTGTCAGATTACACCCCCTTATGCGATTTTATCGTGCGTAAAAAATGACCTTTGCCCCCTCGGTATCTTAGGAAAAATTTCATTCCAAATTTGAGGGGGGTATGGGCATACCAAATGCGTCAAATTCACATTTTGTTAATTTTTTAGGCGATTTTTGGTAGAAATGACCCTCGAAATTATCATGACATTTTTTGCATACAAATTCAAGATTGGCATGGTTTAATGATACCTCAGGGTCACGAATGTTCGCTGGCGTTAACAATGTTCGATGATGAACGATATATCCAGCACGTTCATGGCATTCTTCACACAAACCGCCGTCAATTAGTATGCGTTTGTCGATGTAGGATTGGCGACACTTCTTCCACGCTGCCGAGCGGTAAAAAGAATAGGCAAAGTCTTTCATAGTGCCGCCCTCCGAAAATAAAAAATGCCACACGTGGGACACATTGCTAAGAGGTGTGTGTGGCTGATTGGTATCGGTGTCAACATCATCGCAGTATCGACCGATATATCCGCCACAGCTAATGCCATAGCGGAATCAGGAGATCTAAAACAAAAGAAGTAAAAAACATGGAGCAGGTTAAGTGATGGCGCACCGCCCCTGCACATTGCCTGAGGGCTAGCCGCTCAGGCGTAAAAATGGGGTTGGCTTTTATTGAGGATATAACCAACTGACCTTTTCACCCTATCGGGCTATTATACAGTATAGCAGATTAATAACTGCATTTCACTGCATTTCACTGCACTCTTTCGGAACAATGATATGTTTCAGGGCTTCGCCGTGAATTTTATATATTGTGCGTTCTGAATAGTTCATATAGTCAGTGATCCCCATTATGTATTCACCGTTTTCTTTGTTGAACTTCCCCACCCAGCGCTGATAAAAAAGATACCGCCTTTCAAGGACTTCTCGCTGGTCTGCGTCTGCCACTGCGTCAATGGATTGTTCAATTTGCAAACGTTTGTCAATCAGTATCAGCGCCAGTTCCTGCTGCCTGCGTTCGTATTCCGCTATGCGTTCTATGGTGCTTGACATCTTGTCGCCATTGCAACTACCATGACTAGCACCTGTATTTTCGTATGAAATACCAGCATATTCTAGCTGTGACCGCAGTTTCTTGACTTTGTTTTCGATAATTTTCACACGTCTCTCGATTTTATAAGCGTTCTGCAAATATTCTTTTGCCGTCATTTCAACCGCCTTTCTGCACCCTGTCGGTCATTTCCGTTGATATCAGCTCCGACAGGTCAATGCCGTATGTCTCTTTCAAATAGTTGGCGTTATTGTCGTTGTCAAAATCAGCCGTGTTCATGATATCAAACGTGCTATTTACTGCGTCGATAAATGCACGCAGGCGTTTACCTTTCCAACCGTACCACTTATCTAGCGTCCACAAAACAGTCGCCATTATCTGTTCTGTGATATCCTGCATTATCTCGCCTTGCAGTTCGCTATATCTTTTCTGCATTTCCTTTGCGACCTCTTTCTTGATGTCGCTTTGTCTGACGATGTTCGTTCGTGCTTTCATGGCATTTCACCAGCTTTCAGAAATTCAGGGGTGTCAAAAACATTTCCGATAATTTCGCACATATAAAAATCGCTAGGGCATATGTTTGACGTGTCACTTTCTCCGAAGAATCCAGTCTCAGGGTCAAACTTAATTTCAAAAACCTTTTTGTCAATATGTTTTGAAATATTTCTGTTGCACAGACAGAGATCCCCCTCAAAAATTTTGTTGCCGTTCATGTCTGTCAGACCTGTGTACTGACCGACAGTTTCAGGATCAATTTCGATTGTATATAAAGCACTTGCATAATCGGGAATGATATAATCTTTTTCTTTTCCTATCCAACCATAGTGGCATGGATAGCCCTGAAACCATTCACCATTATTTACACGTTTCCCTCTAAATAGTATTTCTCGCATTGCCTCTCTCCTTATTACCAAACTTTTAGTGCCATTTTCCAAGCACAAAACGCTCATAAAACGTCCCCGTATATATCCTGTGATAGCGTTCTATCACCGCCCGGTCAAGGGTCGGATTGTCCTCCAGCACAAAATGTCTGTAGATAAGACGCTTTTCCTCCGCCTTGTCTATCCACTCTTTCTTGAACCAGTGGTAAGGATTGTCAGGATTGCAGTTGAACCACAGCTTGCTCCCCGCCACCGAACACCTTGCCACAGCCTGCTCTATAAAGCTTCTGGGCATAAGTGCCGCCTCGTCAAGAAGCACCCCCGCAAGGGTCACGCCCTGAATAAGTGAGGGTGAGCCTTCGTCCCTGCCGCCAAAGTAGTAAAACCTGTTTTTCCTGCCGCAAAAGCTAACGTCCATATAGTTCTTTGACGTGACCTCCACAGCCGTCATGCCCATGGCTTTCATATACCCCCTGAGCGCAGGCAGGATATTTCTTTTCAGCGACACAATAGTTTTTGAGCATAGCCCAAAAATGCACTCGTCAAAATTAGTCATCGCCCATGTCATAAAAGACGCCGACAAACAAAAGGTCTTGCCCGATCTGACCGCACCGTCACAGATTATCCCGTCGTAATCACTAAGCTCCCGTGCCGTCCACCATCTGAAAACAAACTTCTGATTTTCCGACAACCTTGTTATTTTCACAAGCTATCACCGTCCATTCTTGCTCCGCAAAGTGGACAATAAGTCGGGAACGTATCGCCGCATATTTCTTCTAAATCGCTTGCATAATATTCTGTTTTACATTCACTACATCTTGTACAGCCGTTTTCATACATTAATTCTGTGCTTTCCCACTTTCCGTGCCTTGCTTCCTGCACGTCTGCGGTAGGCTGTTCGTTGATTATATCGGCAATGCTGCTGTTATCACCCAGAATGCCTGTTATGCCCTTTTCGTATATCGGCATACACGCCGCTGATAATTCGTTAATCAGATTGTCTGCGTCGATATATTTTGTCATCTTTATACCTCCTAAAACGTCACTGTCACATTCAGCACAGCCGCCGCTAACCAGTAGACAGCCTTTTTGTAGTCCTTTTGTACGGCATATATAATTGCCGCTCCCACGTCCAGCAAAATCAGCAACAGTGGAAAGATGTATTCGGGTTTGATTTTTACCATGTTATCCCTCCTCACTTCCCCATTGTTCAGCCATTGCTTGTGCTATGCCTGGAAATGTTTTGGATCTGTTTCTAGCCCTGTCGGTGGTGAACATTCCTTTATGCTGCTCTCCGTGCCTGTGACTGTAACTTCCACTTGGACACCATGTAGCTTTTGGCGTCACAACAGCTGTTGACTGTAACTGCGGTAAATTTTTTAGCCATAAGCAGGTCTTTTTAGTGTATGGGTGGCCAAACATATATGGCTGAATAGTTTGCGTATAATCGGGCAGCCCGAACACTTTCGATGGCACTGGGTTCTCAACACATATCTTATCAATTTCTGCCCACCAAAAACGCATAAACAAATCACGGCCACGAATTCCTTTTGTAACTCGCTCTGCCTGTAGCTTGTGTCCTTTCCACAAATGTCTTGCCCCTGCGTTGCTAAGATACGTACACGGCGGATGAGCTATCAGCAAATCCCATTTGTCTACCGTATGTGCCTGTCCGTCGCAAGTTGTGAAGTTTGCATTGCCGTTGATAACGGTCAGAGCATCACCTAATATATGCCACTCAGGGTGACCGCCTGAACACATCTGAATGTCGCAGCTGTACGCTTCGTGACCTTTCGCACGAAACGCCTTGCAGACCTCTTGTGATTCTTCGCACGCTATTAATACCTTCATTTTATCCCTCCTCAAACTCAGGACACTCAGTCACAGTATATGAATGCAACGTGCCTTTCTGCCCTTCGTAAACCCTATGACCGCGCGTCTTCCAACCGGCAACAGGTTGTCTGTCCATCGACCAGCTGCACCCTGTTATCTGTTCACCTGTCAGCTTGTCACTCTTTGGCACTGCGTGTTTGCAGTACCAACAAAGCGTCGTAGCAGCACTGCATTTCACAGCCTCTATCTTGTCCTTGAACACTTCGCAGATAGTGTGCTGATAGTTGACTACTCTCGGGCAAAGTCCCTGTCTCACACCATATTTACACAGCCCATATTTTCCGTTCTTTCTGCCGCAGTTGTCAGGTGACTTCTCGAAATATTTGCAGCTGGTGCAGAATTTATTGTTACCCATGCTCTTCGTCCTCCTCATACGGACCTAGCCCTGACAGCACATCGAACATATGCTTGATAAATTCTATCAGCTCTTCACGGCTTTTCTTTTCAAATTCCGCATAAGGTCTGATGAATTTTTCCATTTCACGCATAACACGTACACTGTCATTGAATGCCGCTATCACGTTTTCGTTAGGTTCGCTCCGCTTTATCTGCTTGTCCAGTTTCTGTGTCAAGGCGCTCTTGGCTTTTGCTGCCTGCTCTGCAGGAATGTTGTTCAGTGTGGCGGTTTTGTACAGATAGTACATAGCCAGCCAATATATCTCATCAAAAATATTGCTATCGTTCGGTAGTTCTTCACCACGATATGCTAGCTTGTCAATCTCTGTTCTTTCCATTTGTACACCTCGTCAGCAAGCCCCACAAAGGCTTTTTGCATTTTTTGTTTCGCCGTTCAGGATGTCACAAACCTTTTGTGCGATTTCTGTTGTTGGAAAATAAACGCATGGTTTTCTATCCACAGCAAGACAACCACCAACATAGTATGTACTGTCTTTCGTACCATAAAAAACGTAGTATTTTCTTGCATTGTCCTGCCAATCAGGTACATAGTCAGGACAATAGGTATCGTGTAACCTTTCCAGTTTCAGTAAAAGGTTGATTTTATCAGCAACTTCTTCGGCACGTTTTCTTGTGTGGAAATAGTTGTTGTTTTCAAAAGATGCTTTATCCAAAAAATGATCTGTTTCTAGTGTGTAGACAGCTCCAAAACGAGCCGTATTGAATTTACCTATGCAGTAGTATTCCTGTCCGTTTCCAACTCGCTTGAACTCTGGCTCTTCCTCGACCTTTGGAATTTCAATTCCTTTCAATCTTGCATAGGCGATAGCAACACCTGTGTCATAGTCAAATGTATCTTGTGGGTAACATTTTGCAATAGCGGATTTAACGGCTGTTGTGTCATAAACAATAACCACGTCACTGCAACCACTGTACGCAATCGCCTGCTTATCTTTTTGAAAATCTCTGTATGTCTTTTTGACCCACTGTTTAAATTCTTTCTTGTTCATTTTTTATTCCTCCTCATTTTTTTAGAACGGCGGCAAATCTTCGTCCTCAGCCGTGTCAACATCTTTGAAGCAGCCGTAGATCCTGCCCCATTCAGCATTGTTACAGCCGATACGTTTACAAATCTGGCTGTAGGCGACCTTGATGTTGTCTGCCACGTTGCCTGTCAATCGGTTTTTTACAATGGCAATTTTGCTTTGAAAATCGTCTTTGTCGTCGTCGCTATTTTTGCTATATGTTAAAACCAAATCAACTCTATTTGTGATGTCGCCCGAACCGCTGACACTATCCGCATTCAGTTCAATGCCGTCGGCGGTTTTGCGTGGGTGCGCTATCAGTATGATAGCTACGTTATATTTAACCGCTATGTATTTAACGGCGTTTACAAAATCGGACTGCGCCCGATACAATTCTTTGCTGAGGTCAACGTCCAGTGCCGTCATGAGGTTGTCAATTAGTATCAGTTTGACATTAAATCTGCGGATAGCCGTTTCAATCGTACCCAGCAATGATATTTTACCGTCACGCTTGGCATTATCGCCGTCAAGTTTGATTTCAGCCGTCACAGCCGTGTTATCAAATATGTACGCCCTATCATCATACCAGCGGTTGATTTTATCGACCACATCATCAGGAATGTCATAGGTTTCGTCACCATATTCGTTGACCGAACGTATAACATTTTGTTTTCCTGCAATTTGGAGATCCAGCCAGCGTTTGAAATGATAGTCAGGCAATTCACCCGAATAAACAAAAATCGAATACGGATTGCCGTCAAGGTCTGATTGGTCTAACGCATTTGCGATTATCTGTGACGCTAACGTTGATTTACCCTCGCCACGTTTACCCGTAATAACTACCACCTGTCCCATATAGATACCGCCGATATATCGGTCAACATCGTATATGCCAGTTTTGATATGTTCCTGCTTATCCAGATTTACCACCTTGACCTGTGATAACTTTTTGACAGCCGTAACAGGTATTTCTTCGGCATTGTTTACGGCATCGCATATCGCTTTACAGCCGTATTTCTGCAGGATTGCATTTGCGTCCTTTTCGCCCAAATAGTCTTGCGCTCTGACAACTTTCAATTTCTTGTGCGGAAATGATGTAGTAAACTGGTCAACTAGTGTCACATGGCCGTGTTCATGGTCTCCGAAAATTACAATTTCGTCGAAGCTGTCAACGAAATCATAGCAGAACGGCACCCATGTTTTATTGCTCTGACCGCCTGGCACAGATACTGCATTGTCTATCTGACAATCTGCCACCGACAGACTATCTATCTGTCCCTCTGTGACTATCAGCCTATCATGTTTTTCTGTGCATCTGTTCATGCCGAACAATATCGGCTTTGTGTTCTTTTCAAACCACTCTTTTTGATTATCTCTACCCTTGACAAAATCTGTCTTGCGGTATTTGACCGATGTCAACACGTTGTTTTCATCGAAAAACGGAAACATCAGTAAATTGTCACGCTTATTGCCAACAGTGATATTGTATTTCCGTGTGGTGATCTCCGAAATTCCCCTCGACCGCAGGTATTCAACTGCCTTGTCACGGGTGACTATTTTCACAGGCGGTAGCGTGCGGTATTTCTTTTTCTGTTCGTCGTCAAATTCCAGTGGATAGTTGAAATCCCTAGCCAGTTGCACGAAATGACCTGTCATTCCACAACTGCTTCGGAAACACTTGAACGCTCCTGTGTCAAGATTTACAGAAAATGTATCTTTGTCATGACCGCCCCCATTGCAGTACGGACAGTATTTGAAATACAGTTCACGTCCCTTGCGGTGCGTTTCTGCATTCAGTGCCACAGCCAGACCGACCACATCATCATCACGCATTGTATATCCCATGTTTTTTTCACCTCACTTAAAAATCTGTCCTGCCTGGATTATCTGTCCGTCTGCCGTTTGTGTGCGCTGCGAGAGCAGCATATATTTGTTTTTCTTTGTTTATCTTTGTTATCTTTGTTTCATTGTTGTCGGTTGTTTGTCGGTTGCTTGTCACTTGCTTGTCGGTTGTTTGTCGGTTTGCTTGTCGCTTGTCTTGATACATATCATAATTTACTATCGTAAATACGCTATATTTGTTAGTCGCTTTGCTTGTCACTTCGTTTGTCGAAATTAGGTGTCGAATTGCAGTTCTTACGTTGCGAACTGACAACCCTGTTTCTTTGGCTAGTGTGCCATAGCTTGCGACCCTCTGCCCCCTGTGAATAGCTTCACCCTTGAAACGCTTTTCTTCATAATTGGCGGTCAAAATTAAATGTTCAAAAACGATGCGTGTCGCAGGGTCTTTGTACCATTCCCAGTTCACTATTTTTCTATGTAAAACTATAAATCCATTTTCTAGCATTTAATCACCACCCAATTTCTGAAGATAATCTCGCAAAGCGTAGTATAGTATCGCTTTTATCAGTGTGCCACTCTCTTGTTTCCGACACGCTATGATCGTAATGTTATATCGTGCCTGCCATGAACAGAACGTTGCCAATAGTGCCTTCGGTGGCATTTTACTGCGGTAGTTGTGTAGCAGGATATTTTCCCACAATCTATCATCTTCGACCATTAAAAACACCTTTGCATGGTCTTCAACCGACCGTTTGAATTCACGGTCAAAACGCTCTCGCCCTTTCGTGAAATTGCCCACGATTTCGTCCAAATTCGCCTTGCGCTCAATAACAACGCTCTGAGCAAGGCTTACAGGCTCGCTATTAGGTTTTACGGCTTCGCAAGTATAATCACCATAGTTTAATTTGTGTTGCGTATATGGCGTTTCTGTGGCTTTTAGAGCCTTTTCAATATGTCCCCACTTTTGCTCTCGGCTATCAACGACAACCGAGAACGTTTTAAGTGTGGCGTCAATATCTATCGGGTGCATCAGAATGGCACTGCGTCATTGCCTGCGTTGATTTCAACGAAATCAGACAGATTAGCGTTCGGGTCAAAACTGTCATTGTTGGCTGTTGACGGCTTGTTTTTCAACTCCTCACGTTTTGGAATCGTGAAGTTACCACTGCGGATATCATTTGTAGGCACGAAGCGCTTGCACTGCGTAAACCAGCCTGTTTTGCCGTCCTTTTCCCACTCCTTTTCGTTGAAAAGAGCGCCAACAAGTTTACCCTTCAGGACGTTCTCGTCCCAATCTCTTTCACAGTCGATATGTAGATTGGCATTTGAATTTTCAAACGCCTGTATCTGCGATTTGAAATAACCCAGTGACTTCTTGAACTTGGTGTCGTCACCTGTGTTATGCGGTATGCTCAGGCGCATTGAACCCTTCCACTTTTTGTTCTCCCACTCGTCAGGGGTTGCCTTATACAGCTTGTCAAAAAAGCCCTTGAACTCGCCCTCTGCGATGTCGAACTGAATCGCTAGCCTGCTACCCCAATCAGTGGGTTCAACTTTGACGTTGAGAATTTTCAGCACATATCCGCCTGGCTGGAGCTTTGGCAGCTCTGAAAAACTTGTTGCTTCCGCCTGCTTGTAACCTGTAATTCCGATCATTTATTTTTCCTCGCTTTCTGTATTGTTTGGAGTTAAATTCCAATACTCTCTGATTTTGGTGTCTACGAATTTTAAATCATTTTCGATTTCATCGTCAAACATATCTTCGGGCGATTTCGCAGTAGAAATGCCTCTCGACTGCGTGATGAAATAGTGGTGGTTCTCATCGGCTGTGCAAAACAGCACGATTGAAAACAGCCCTTCAACTGTCAGCTGATTATCCAACATCTTGCCGATAGTTTTGGCTTTGTACTTGCCCCCGTCGGTTAGTTCGACGTGGTGCAGAAAATACACGATAACGTCTGACGGCAGGTCATTTATAACAAATTCTATCAGCCGTTCAAAACTGACCGCCATATCAGTGAATTTTCCATACCCTAGTTCTTTTGCCTTGTCGAAACTATCGAAGGCCATGAGATACTGGCTATCATCAATGGCAAATGCCTTTGATTTCGATTGAAACATAGCCGCCTTGATAACATCATAACGGCTTTTGCCTTTGTTGGCTTTTACAAGTTTTGCCACTGAAAGCGTCGCAAGGCCATTGTTCTTGAACGGCAGCGGCTTGCCAGCGACGTTAAAAATGCTTATCTCGCCTGGCTTGAAATTTTTGAGGGAACGGCTCTTACCGCTACCACTTTCACCCTCGATTAGAACTGGTAGTCCCATGTTTTATTCCTCCTCTTTGATTTCTAGTGGGCATTGAGCGCCCACGAATGTGTCTGGTAAAAATACGATTTCGTCAGTCAGATTGCACCGACCAGAACGGCGGCTGAAAAATCTGCAATACTTGCAGGCGGCGTATGTAACACCTTTGTTGTCAACAGGGAACGCGGTTTCAACTACCGCATAGCCCCTGACATATTTCTGAACGCCGTTTTCAAAACTTGCGCTCATAACAGGTTCAGATCCTCCTCGTCATACTCGACCCCTGCCAGCTCGGCAAGGTCATAGATTGAAATATCGTCATTTTGGTTGATTTCTTCAATCAGGATTTCACGAAAACAGTCCTTGCAATAGTCCTTGCCCTGGTAGCAGAAAACATTTTCAATTGCAAGGTCTAGTTCGTCCCTGCATTTGTCACATTGGACTACAGTGTAATTGCGGTCTCTGCCACAACATCTGCACCCGTCAGGACAGCCGACACAATCATTAGCCGTGTAACGCATTAAAATCACCGCCCATATATTTGAAAAATGCGATATTTTTGTATATGAAATACGATTCAATTCCGTTTTCCAGCACCTCAGCTCCGACCTCTTTCGCTACGGCATGAATGTCAGGTGGAAATATCTGAACACCCGATATTGCTCCGTCAAACGTCCACACGTCGCCTATCATCATAGGGTAAACGCCTTCGGTAACAGTGCCACATTCTTGCGTTTTTTTCATTTTTAGCTCCGTTAATGCCATGACGACCATATCGTCAAGCCTTTCTTTTACTGTCATGCTTTCGACCTCTCCTTTCCAATATTGCTGGCTCTGCCAGCTTGAAATCTCTGCAGGGGTAGCGCCTGCTACTTTCTAGGCAACTTTTCAGGTGCTTGCAATCCAAACATGAATAGCTAGTCACTTGGCTCACCATCCGGCCTTATCAATGATTTTAACTTTTGACAACTTATTCCCGCATTATATGCAGCTGTACATTGTTTGTCCATAGCAGAAAGCAATCCAGTAATGTCCAACAGCAACTTATTGAATTCCTTGTCAATTAGGCCAACTTTTGCGTGTGAGTCTGTCTGTTTATCAGAATATACAACAACTGGGATTAGCGAAAGTAAATAATTGTCATGTGATAGTTTTTTCCTCCTTGGCCAGCAATATATTGATGTACAGTCACGATAACGTGGCCAAGCATTAACCTCCGTAGGTTTTTCTGGGCCCCAATTTAGTTCATGCTGTTCGCATTCTCGCATAAACGCGTCATAATCTGTCTGTGTCTTTAGGCGAACTTTAAACTTGCCAGATATAAATCCGTCCCAATCAAATGCTGGTTTGGTGGTATTGATTATGTACTCTGCAAAAAAGCGTCTACAACAGGTCCCGGAAAGGGGACAATTCCCACAGTCATTTTCTACACAGCATTCCGCCGCCTTTACGATTTCCTCGTCAGTGATTTTCTTATTCATTCTCAATTTCCTCCCACTCAAAGCGACCTTTGCCGCTGTTACGCCACTGACCGATGCCTCTCAGCCTGCCGTAGTCCAACCACTCTCTTACGGCTGTTTCCATATCGTCTTTCAGAATAACGATAGTAAACTCAACTGTCGCCCCTGCAGGAACTGTCTCAGAGTGTGCCAGTGCGACACGTTCGCCCTGCGGCGTGCTTGCTCTCAACGGTCTCTGACATTCACCCATACCGCCCTTGAACTCGTATGGGATTTTTCGTTCCTCGACGAAGATAAGTCCGTCAATCTCTTTCTTGTACGCCTTGATTTTTGAGCTTGCCGTGCCTGATACCTTTTTCAGAACACCGCAAGCGTCCTTGAAAAGTCCTTTGATTTGATAGTCCCACAGAAATGGTGTGCCGTCTTCCAGTGTCGGGAATACCGTCATAGACTTTTCAACTACCTCAGCCACGCCAAGCGCGGCTATCTCTTCCTCACGGCTCTTTGCATCGGGTGCTTTCGATGCGATGTACTCATCGTGAATTGTGGTTGTTGCGTTTGCCGTTCCCAGAATCTCTTCGGTGAACGTCAACTTTACTTTGATTTTTTTCATGTTTTTGACCTCCGTTACGTTAAATTTATTTTTTCTTGCTTTTCGACGCCATACTGTGCCGAACTACGCCTTTGCTAGTCACTGCAGTTCCTTTGCTAATCACTGCTATGCCCTTGCGTCGCTATGCTTCTCAATGCCTTTGCTAATCAATGCCATGCTATGCCTTTGCCTCTCGTTGCGTGTCAAAACTTCGCCTCGCCTTTGCTTGTCGGAACTTAGCTTTGCCGTAGCCAATGCTATTCATAGCAAATCCGTTGCATTGCGAATCTAAACTCTGCCATCGCTGTTTTCGTCACGGCTATCATCATCATCGCAGCTACTACGTTCATGTTTCCATTGGTGCTGGTCTATGATACATGCTATGAACAGTATCACAGCATAAAAAACTGTCAGTATCACGATTGCTGCGCCGATTATTGCGGTTATAAACATACCCTCTGACACTTTACCACTTTCCTTTCGTCTGTATCTCGACCTTGACAACAGGCTTTGAAGCTTCCTTGATCGCCTGCTCCAGTTCCTCACGGATTGCGGTTTCGGCTGTCTCCTTGATGTTTCGATATAGTCCGTAGACCGCCAGTGCGAATAGCGCCACACATAACGCTATTGCAGCCACGAATCTGACGATCTCCAGTGTTGCTATCATGCTGGTCATTTTCTTATGCTCCTTTCCTTGCAGTATTCTGCAAAGATTTCTTCGGGGTTCGCCCCGATTATCTTGCAGTACGTCACGATTTGTTCAGCATTCATGGTGCCGAACTGCCGTTCCCACCTGCTTACGGCTGTCTGTGCCATGTTCAGCCGTTTTGCGATTTTTGCCTGTGTAATATCGTTGTCGGCTCTGATAGATTTCAGCCGTTTGGATATCACGTCATTGGCTGTCATTTTCTTTGCAGGCATTGTTTTCACCCCCATTATTCGGCATGAACATCACGTGTAAGATAGTCCAGCGTAACGTTCAGCCATTTGGCTATCTGTAGAAGTACCGACGCTGGCATATCGTTTTTGTCCTGCCATTTGGACCATGTTCTGCGGTCTATTTCGATAGTCTTCGCAAGGTCCTGCTGGGTGAGATGTCTGCGTCTCAATTCACCATTGATGTTGTCAAATATCGTTGTCTTTTCAGCCATTTGTTACACCTCCGTTTTCATTTTGAATTTTCGTACTCGTTCTGAGTACATTATCATTATATACTCATTTTGGGCATTTGTCAACCCCAAATTGAGTACAAATATGTACAAATTTGAGATTATATTTTTGTACAAAATACTCATTTTGAAAATAATGCGCCCTATTTTCATTGACAAATTCCCATAATGGGTATATAATATATAGTAGGAGGTGATAAGAATGTTTGACAACCGCCTGAAAAAGCTGAGAATGGCGAAAAACCTCACACAAGAGGAAGTTGCAAAAGCCTTAGGCTTGCCGAAAACAACTTACTGCAACTACGAACGTGATGAGAGAGAGCCGTCAGCAATGACACTTTTGAAGATCTCAGCATACTTTGGCGTGTCCCTCGATTATCTTTGCGGAAACGAGGGCGAAAAAAATTCCCCGCCACCACAAAGTGACGAGGAAGCCAAGATTATCGACGCATTAAAGGTTCTTGAAGATAGCGAAATCAAAGACCTTGACAAATATGTCGATTTTCTCCTATTCAAGAGAGGGCTGCTTTAAGCAGCTCTTTTCTTTTTCTGCTCTTATTTTTTCCCACAATTCGGGGTGCTGTAGTATGTAAATCTTGTGGGCTAGTCTTTTTTCAAATTCTGTTCGTTCTTCTTTCGTCATTATTTTCTCCTCCTATGATTTATAGAACGTATGTTCGATAAGCCTATTATATACCATGTAATCACGGCTGTCAATACCCTTTTTATGTACTGTCCGAAAAATCGGACTAGAATAAAAAGACGTCAAAAAGTATTGCAAAATATGCGCTAAAATGCTATAATATACATGAAACACACATATATAGGCTATGTGTAAATCATAGCATTTTTATGGCATAAAATGCAAGCGTGTTTATAATATCGAACATTATTTGTTGAAACTGAACAAATCGTCAAGCCCACATTTTAGCGATTTTGCCAATAAAACAGCCGTTGAAATGCGCGGGTCAACGTTATAGTGTTCTATCTGGTCTATTTCCGAAAAGCTAACGCCTGACAGTTCGGACAGCTGGCGCAGTGTCAGACGCTGTGTGCGACGTATATCACGCAGATGTGTTTCGTATATCATATATATCACCTCTAGGGCTAGTATGTCCACAGGAGCCGTGATTATAAGAAAAGGGGCAGAAAAATGGGATTACGTTTAAGAAAATCAATAAAACTCGGTGGCGGTGCGAAGCTGAACATCGGTAAAAAATCCGTCGGTATGAGCGTCGTTGGAAAGGGCGCACGATACAGTGTCAACAGTTCAGGGCGGCGCACAAAGTCTGTCGGTATACCAGGCACAGGGCTGTCATATGTATCAACATCGGGCGGCAGAAAGTCGTCAAGCCGTAGTTCTCACGGCCGTAAAACGAGTGGCACATCAAAGGGCGGTTGCCTGCTGGTAATAATCATTTTCTGTGCTATATCGGTCATAGTCTATGGAATAGCGCACCTATTCGGCTATAGGCGGCCGACAAAGGTTGAATGGACTAATGACAACTATTCTATCGCACTGAATGACTATAATCGTGACTATAGCCACATAATCTATTTGCGAATCACAGGTGAAACCGACGCAGAGGACGTTGACCCGAAAGATATAAAAATTGAAATCAGTAATTCTGACGTTTGTCAGTTAGAATATGATGATAGCGGTGCATATGTCACCTATGACGTGAAACCTCTCAAAGACGGTTTTGCGGACGTGACCGCCACATATGATGGTGTGACATCTGACCCTATCACGATAACTGTTGATATGGGTGAAAAAGTCACTACTACCACCACGACAACAACTACTACCACCGCAGAGCCTGAAACCACCACCGAAGCGCCCCCTGTGCCAACTACCGCACAGGATCCAGCCGAAACGATAGTATATATCACGGCTTCGGGCGACAAGTATCACAACAAATCATGCAGATACTATGATGATACCTGCACGCCAATGAACCTACAGGACGCACAAAACGCAGGCTATAAGCCTTGCAAGGTGTGTGGCGGATAAACACCCCATAATAAAAAAGCCCCCACAGAGCGACCTGTGAGGGCGTGTACAGCCAAACCTAGCAAGAGATGATACTATAGTAGGAAGTACCCTATTATTTTATCATAAATTGAAAACATTGTCAAGATAATAGGAGGAATTTTACATGGCAACAGCGAAAAGACTGCCGAGCGGAAGTTATCGTGTGAGAGTGTACGATAAAAACACCGGTAAATACAAATCGTTCACGGCCGAAACGAAAAAAGCCGCCGAGCTTGCGGCGGCGGAATGGCTGATAAAATGTCAGGACGAAGAAAACCAGCAAATAACATTCCAGACCGCAGCTGAAGAATATATCAAAATAAAAACGCCTGTGCTATCACCCACCACGATACACGGCTATCAGACTATCCTGCGCAACAATGTTGACAGGCTGAAAGATATTCCGATTGACGAGGTTACGCCGCAGCTAGTGCAGGACTGGGTAAACGGTTTGACCGTTGATAAATCGCCGAAAACTGTTCATAACATCTATGGTTTTTTTACAGCTGTTATGTCATACTATGACGTGGATATACGGCTAGGAAAAATTCGTTTGCCGTCCAAAACGAAAAAATTTAAAATTCTGCCTGATGTTGAAACCGTAGTGGACCTGTTCCGTGGGTCAGATATAGAAATTCCTGTGCTGTTGGCTGTATGGGGCGGTATGCGTATGTCGGAAATACTGGGTATCCGTCGCAAGGACCTATGTGGTGATGTGTTGACACTGTCGCAGGTGCGTGTCACAGTTGGCAAGGAAATAATTGACAAAGAGCAGGCTAAGACCTACAACAGTCGCCGACAGCTACGGCTAGGGCAGCCGATAGTAAATCTAATAGACAGCCTAAACTTGCAACCCGATGATTATGTTGTGGCCTACACCCGAAAACAGGTGTACGGCCGTTTCGTCAAAACAATGCGATCGGCAGGCTATCAGATCACATTTCACGATCTACGCCACATCAACGCCAGCGTCATGGCGAAACTAAATATCCCTGATGTATACGCTATGGAACGTGGCGGCTGGAGTAACACCAGCACATTGAAATCGGTATATCAGCAAACGTTTGATACAGACCGCCAGCGTATTGACCAAACCATTGATGACTATTTTCAGGACATATATGACACGAAATATGACATGAAAAATATAAAACAGCGTAAAAACGTAGTTTGA